TTGCACAATCCCATGCGGCTTGGCGCATGACGTTCATCAAATCGCCATCTTTAATTCTTTGTTCACGCATTGCGCTTTCAATTGGGCCAACAGTCTGCTTGTGCTTCAACGATGTAAGGTCGTTAAAAGTTGTAATTTCAGGGTCGCTCATTTCTTTGTCTCCACTTGAGGAAAGGTTGAGGATAGAAAGCGAAAAGCTGTGTCGCCATCTTTAAGTAACACCGTTATCGTTGCGGCTTGTAAATCACTGCCGTAGATTAGCATTAGCGCCTCCATGATTCTTTGCGTTTCGTTGTTCATGCTTGTCCCCTTGCTCGGATGGCGTAGGCGCAGGTGTACCCGTGAGCTTCGTGGTCTGAGTCAGATTTATCCGTATAACTCTCACAAACCTTTGCGCAAGCCTCTCGCTCTATTGCTGCAATGCTGCGCTCGTATTCTGTCCAATGCTCTGGCGTCCATGTACGATTACGCTCATCTTCACGCACCAGCTTGGCAAACTTCTCAGCGTATTCAAGCCCAATAACAGGCATCCAGTTCACATCTGTTGCGATATAAAGGCCCGCCTCTCGCGCCATCTCAATGATTGTTTTGGCAGGCTCATAGTCCAGCCCCAGTTCACGCGCATTCTCGGCCTTTTTATCAAGGGCAATCTGGCGCTTGCGCCATCCTGAATCGGTTTGGTTTTGGTTGTGATCTCCGCTCATTCCATATCCTCCAACGAGTCGTTAATCAGTTGTTGTTTGACAAGCTCCAGCACACCGATGACGGTGGACATATAAAGCGTGTCGTCGTACTCGTGGATTTTGTCGAGCAGGTCATCGACCAGCCCTTGTGCCACCTTGCCTTGGTTCAGTTTCATGCTTCCTCCACGATGATTTTGTACTTCTTGCCAAGATACTCTGCCTCAACAAATAAAGTTGTGCTCCTAACAGATCCATCGCTGCGCATGTCCAGCTTGACTGTGCTTGTCTGTACGCCCGTGCTGGGCAGTGCATGCTTGATTGTGTTGGCGATGTAGTCACAGTACACCACCAGGCTTTGGGCTTGCTGGATGGCCTCTGTGGCCATTTTGAGCATTGGTTTGAAATCTTTCATCATGGGTTCCAAACGTAAAGGTTCATCAATACAATGGCAACAATTCCAATCAGGAATATCACGCGCCATGTGCGCTCCCACGGCTTCATGTCGTGGCCGGTAAATTCAAATGGATCGTATTTCATTGGCGTTGGCTCGGTATACGGTTGATGATGGCGTTTGCAAGATCTGGGAACCCTGCTTCGTTTGCAAGGTCTGCGCAGGCTTGTCGTTCGATCATGATGACTTGCTTGCTGGTCTGGATTGCCACGGTCATGATCTCGGCTTTTGCAATTGCAAGAGACGCATCAAACTCCTGCTGGGTGTAAAACTTGACGTGGTTGTTGTTGCCAAGCAGTTGACGGGCAAGAGGGCTAAGTTCTTTTTCAGACATTTTGTTCCTTCAGTTGTTTCAGTTTGCGGGAAACTTCCCAATTGACAATGGCCGTCATTCTGGTGAAGCCATCAAAAAGCACTCGGTAATCTCCTAGGTGTTCTTCAATCTCTTGTCTGATGTCCAATCCATGCTGATGTGCCTGGGCGTCAATAGCATCCATGTGCAGCTTGCCATCTGTGGTGGCATAGGCCTCCATCGGTGTGATCGGGGTCATGTCAGTTCCTTACAAGGTAGTAGGCAAGGCAAGTCAGGATGACAAGCCCCACCGTTTGAATGATGGGGTGCCAGTTCATGACATTGCCAATTGCAGGGCTTCAATCAATGCCTGGGTCTCTTCGCGGGTCACGCATGTGCGCACGTTCCCACCTCGGAAGAAAACATTCATTGAGACCATGTCGTCATCATCACTAACGATGATTGCGCGGCTAATGTCTTGAGACAGTTTGATGTGGGTTTGTTTTTCGTCAGTGTGAATCATGCTGTTTCTCCTTCGCGTTGCAAAATTTTCTTGATAAGGCTTTCAAGCCCTTGCGCTGATGGCACCTCTTCTAAGTATTCCAAGACAAATTTAAATGCACTGGCTCTGCCTGCGTCAAAACTCTTTAGACGTTCGGCGGCTGCTTGTTTTGCTATTTCTGCGTAATTCATGGTGTGCTCCTATGGGGCCGTAGCCCCGGTTGATTTAAGCAATTGGGGTGACTTTGATTACGGCACTGGACTCACCGCGGAACGAATTGAGTTGCTCTTCAGTGATACCGAAGGCTGCGCACAGCTTGTCCATGTCGACAGCACCCTTGCGATCTTCGATGGTCACGCGAACACCGTACTTCTCACCGCGATACTTGCCTTCACCGTACTGGTTGGCAATAACTTCTTTCAGACCCTTGGTGGTAACGGTCAACGCTTTGATCTGACGGTCGAGCACTGCGAGTGTGTCAATGTCGTTGCTCAGGCTCTCGATGGTGGAGAGGGCTTGGATGGTTGCTGCTACTGCTGTCATGATAATCCTTGGTTAAACCGGTCTCGTTGACCGTGATTGAATTTTAACACTAAGTTAAAGACTGTGCGCAAGTCTTTTTTCAATTATTTTCAAAATAAGTGACTAGGGACTTACCCTAGGGTGTAATCGGATTACACCTTCAGGCTTGCAAACACGTTTTTCACAGTGACGTTCAGAGCGTCAAGCTCCTGCATCTTTGCTATCGCCCATGCTCTTTTCTGCCCGTGCCAGCCCATCATTGAGCCTTGGTGGCAGGACTTGCACAGGGCCACCACGGTGTAGTGCAGCCCCTGCTCGATGTGGTGTGCGTCAGAGGGGCCGGGGGCTTCGCAAACTGAGCAGGGCTGTTTTTTGACAAGCCCAACCCACTCACGTTCACGCTTGTTGTAACTGCCGTTCATTGCGTGCCTTTGTGTATGCCTCTTCGAGGGCTTTGTCGAGTCGTTTGTATGCATCTGCAACTCGTCGAATGAACTTGTCAAACCACCAGTCCCAGCTTCGGTTGTATCGAATGCTTTTCAGCTTGAGCTTGCGTTGTTTTCTGATCTTCATGCCGCGGCCCTATCCATCGTTCGATTGGAAGCCTCCTGAGACCTCCAGCAGTCGATTCTTGCCTGAGCCGATACCAACCCCCACCGAAGTGTTTCTTCCTTCTCTACGGCCTCCTGTATGCCCTGCAGGAACAATGTATAGACGGGATCTGCGTATGCCTCAATCTCAGCGGAGGCGGCGCTGGTCGCTCTCTTCTCAGCCAGTGCTGCTTTCATCAGCATGGCCTTTTGACTCTTGCGATATTCTTCAAGGTACACGCGGTGCGCCTTGGCCTCTGCGTATTTTTTGCCATGGGTGTACAAATAGTCCACCGCATCATTTATTTCATATTGACTCATTTTTTTCCTTTTGAATTCTGGATTTTTTACGTTCAATTGATTGCAAAGATCGTTGCAATGCAAACCCAATTTCTTTACATGTATAACCTGCAATAAGAAGTTCTTTAAGCTCATCTACTTGTTGAACAGTCCATTTTTGATTTGCTTGATTGGCAGTTTTTCGTGATGCAATTCGCACAGTCCGTAAATGTTCATAATTTTTTCCACCCACTTTTCCTTGTTCTTTGACTAACTGTTTATATGCGTCAGTTTGTCTGTATTTGCGCTGGGCAGCTTTGCCTTCTTCGCTGTTGTTCCATGCAATCATTTGATTTCGGTAGGGATGACCTTCTGTGGCCCTTCCTTCTCTTTGAGATTCGATGGTTCTAGGCATATCATTTCCCATACAAAGCGATCAGTGCGGCGTCAGCCAGTGCTTGGCCTTTGCCCTTTTTGTCCAACTCGCGCCAGCTTGGCCACAGTTGGATTGCTCGTGAACGTGCGGCGTCTTTGTCGGTGCCGATCAAGCCTGCGGCCTTCTTCCATGCCTGCGGTGTCACCATCGTGTACGGGATACCCAATGCTCCCAGAACACCCATCACAGTGCCGCATGAGTGTCCAAAGTTGAACATGCTTGAAACTCCTTGACCGGGCATTGCGTGGACGGCCTCAACGTATACGTGGTTGACAAGGCTCTCTCGAAAGAAGTCGGCCAGTGCAGCCGCATTGACTCGTGTGGCCGTTCCGATCTTGCTGGTGGGCATTGCCATCCACTCGATGGGCAAAAGATTGTCCAAAAGTACGATTGCGCCTGTAGCGCCGGGGTCAATTCCAATTGTTCTCATTCTCGTTCCTGATGTTGGTTGGATGCGTCGATCTGGTTGCGCTCTTCGTCTGTCAATGGCTTACCCTTTAGCTTGAATGATGGGCATCTCTGCAAGACGAATCTCATTTGCGTGGTGGGCTTTCCGAATCGGTCTTTGATGCCATGGCATTCACGGTCTTTAAGGTGGACGCATTCAAAGCAAACACGTCGGTCATCCAGTTTCTCTTTGTCGCGCTCGTACATTTTTTCTGCCAAGTCCCATGCATCATCTGCACCGAGTCCTGCGGCCATAAATGCTTTGCGCCGGCGTGCATGCGTCTCGATGGACTTCTCCATTTCCTCTTCAGTCATGCTGATACCTTTTTGGTGATTCGTTTTTCGGTTGTTCGGTGGGCTGCAATCATGATCCGAGCCGGCAAAGCCTCGCAGACCATTTCGTAGTCCTCAATAATTCCCCTAAGAAGCCCAATTGCAGGGCCGTCAAGGCGCAAATTGCTTCCGTTGAGGGATCTCATGCCAGATTTACCCAAAGCCGCTACAGCGTCATTTAGAGCGCCTTCATGGTCTTCGATGTGGCCTGAGTCCCGCAAGGTCTCCATCAAGTCAACGGCAGTCGCCAAAGCAGACCAGTCTTCATGCGTTGGGTGTGGTGCGCGTTCGAAATTGTCGAGTGCGTCGCGCATGAGCTTGAGTTGGTACTCACGCTTAGCAAGAGGTATGGGATCTGTTGGGCTTGCCAACATCACATCCCAATGCGTGTAGTGCATCACACCACCCCCATCAAGTGATCTCTGAAGTCTTCGTAAGACTCAAAGTTCTCTGCCATGTGAGCCAAGCGTTTGGCGTTGCAGTCATTGTGATCTGCAAGGTACTGGCTGTACTCTGCTTCGTATTCGCCTTGATCAAAGGCATCGTCAAACTGGGATGTTGTCATGTTTGCTCCATTGAACCCACTCATTGTGGTGATGAAACTATAACATGAAATTAAAGTTGTGCAATTTTTTTGGCAAGTTGATTTTTTTTGGCTCACAGCTACGCAAGGTGAACGGATGAGTTCACTATCTCCACCTCTTGAGTCAGTGACATCAAAAGGCCAAGTGCGCAGGGCGGGCAGTTCATCGGGTTACACGCTAACGCCGTCACAGTCGTGTATGCCTGTGTGAGTCCCCTTACCAAGGCTCACACCCACCAGTTAGTCTTGCTGGAAGGATTGTCATTTCTGGGTGCCGGAGATTTCTGCCGCACTAGCTAACGCGCCCTGACGCCCGACTACCTATCGGGGTGGGGCGTTAAAGCATGGATTCGTCTATTGGCCTACCATGCTCAATTCCAACACGGTGCTTAATTTCCACGATGTAATAAGTGAAATCTGTCTCTCCATGGCTCACAAGGGTGGAGGCAAACTGTCTTGCGTTTTCAATTGCCTCGGCCATGTCATCGCGCAGGTAGCTGAAGTGAGCAGACTTTCCTGAGCCCGTCCTTGCAAAAACAGCAAACTTGGGGTCTGTTTTTTTAAAAAGGTCTTGAACCCGAAATCGTTTTGTATTGGGCTCTGGCTTGGTTTTGTATTGATGTGACATGTTTTCTCCAAAAAACGCCACACAAAAAACAAAACCGTTATTGAAGTAGCCCTCGATACAAACCCATTTCTGGGCGAGGGCGCTTCAATAACGGCTCTATGTTGCTTTGTATGACAACAGGCTGAATTTTATCAACACATTTCCACATGTGTCAACAGAATTTGGCACCGGGGCCTTTCACCCGGCAGGCTTGTCTGATGGCGACCGGGTTACCCAAATCCTACGCGGTGCTTGGAAGTGTTTCCAAACCCTATGCGCTTGACCACCAACACGGCTGAAAACTAATAGGTGGATTCGAACCACTGTGGATGGGTTTTTAAGCCCTGTCCCCCCGGCTTGTAGAGGTTATTACTCCCTCGTCCGACCAGCCAAACCGAACTTTGCTGGCATTCTCATCAATCTTCATGCGTGTTAGTGCTGGGGATTCCACCCAACTCCACCTCGTTTTAACGTCTGCGTGTCCTAGACGTTTACCTCATCCCAGAGATGTCAGGAATATATCATCTCCCGCTTTCTCAAGTCCATCACTTTTGCAACAACCGCAAACAAACTTTCTTTCAGGTGAAGATCGTTGGCGTCCCACCCCACAGTGTCTGCCATTGTCCAAGGCAAACCCGTCTTGATGGCTGCGTTTTCTCCGGTCTTGCTGGCATCATTATCCGCATAAATGTACCTCTTCCCTTTGATCTGATCAGCCACTTGCACAAGGTTGCTGGCGCTGAAGCACACCACCACCGAAGCCGCCAAGCCTACGCTTCTAAGCGCATGACGCAAAGACAAACCGGTCGAAAAGCCTTCTACAAGCCAGCACTCGGGTAAATCCCTAGTGCCTAAATACAACACTGCGTTCTTTGCTCGCATGCCAAGCATCATTTTTTTCTCATACCTGCGGTTTGGCTCGTCCCAATAGATCGACTGGTAGCCCTGCAATTTGTTGGTCACCACGTTGCGCATGGGGATCAAAAGTTTGTCGTCCAGCACCATGCCACGCATGTCCTTGAACCCCTTGATCTCAAGGTAGGGATGATGATCCAATTTGGCTGACCGCATGATTGCTTCAGCCTTAATCGAAGATTGCTCATAGATCCTGTCCTGATCAGACACCGCTGCGGCCTTTCTAACGGCCCACAGGCGCTTTTCTTCAGCAGTCCAAGGCTTGGCCTTCGGATCCTCAAACCAGATCGTCCTAGCCTCTCCTGCCCAATTAAAGACCCAACCACGCTCACCGTCATAAAAGTAGGCGCCATTTCCCGATCCGGGCTTCTCAACAGTTCCGCATCGCTTGATCTTCTCTGATGCGTACAGCTTGTTTGGATCGATGTCGACACCATGTGCCCGTGCAAAGTTGATGAAATTCATTTTTTCACCTCGGCTCTTTGGATGTAAAAGCCATCACGTGTCTTGTCGTGGGAAGCAATCAATCCATAGTGGTTGGCCATGCTTCCAATACTGTGCTCAGGCGGCAATTCATTTTCCCAAACATACCCAACAAAATTGGGTTCACCAGACAACAAAACAGTTTTCATAACTTCATTTATTGCTTTGAATGCGTAGTTCATTTTGCTGTTCCATTGCGAAATGCCATGTTCAAGTTCGTTATTTTGCCTATCACGTTGCGTGAAATCTCCACGTTCGGTGCGGTGGAGAATTTCCACATCGGTTCTTGGCCGGTAATCTTCTTGTACAGATGCCAAGCCCTGCCTTGCTGAGTGTCGGCTTTGCTGTGAATGCGTGCATAAGTCACGACCTGTTGCCACAAGTGCTCGGCGTTGTCGGCCAGCTTCTTCTTGTTCTTTCCCTCACCAATGGTGATCTCCTGCATATGGCCGGGTAAAGCCTCTGCACGGGGTGGTGCAATCTTTTCGTGCCCACAGGCCATGCATCTCTTGTGAAAAGGTTTGTAGCCACATTTGGGGCATCCATAAGTCTCGATGTCCTCATCCTTGCGAATGTTTTTATCCAACTTGTCACCAGAGTCAAGAGAGTCAAGGCCATTGAAAAATACTTCAGTAAAGTCTTCAGCAAAGCGAATGATGTTGCCGGAAAAATCAAGTAACAAGCAGTTATGAACTAGCAAACCTTCGCAAGTGAAGCTATTTCTGGGGCCGCAATTGAGTATGTCCCATACTTCCCTTTCGGCTTGTGTGATGGCTTGTGAAACCTTTCTATGATTTGATCCGTAGAAAATCCGTTTGAAAAAAGAGATCGCAGGGTTGCGTCCGAATAACGAATTTCTGGATGATTCATCCTGAATTGATGAATTAATGGAGTCCACTTGCTTTTTCGGGTATTGTTGTGATTCAAAAGTCCTGTAGCCCAACGAATGTTCCCCGGCTCGTAATGACCGTCGTTGTTGATTCTGTCCAACTGCAACTCTGAATAATTCTCGGGAATTCCTAACTCCTTGATTACCCATAAAGCGGCCTCTGTTGGCGAAGAAAATCGAAATTCGATTCCACGTCCACCGTAATCCTTCCAGCGAGAGTCTTTGGGATTGTTGCAGCGTTTTTTTTGATTCGCCGTTCTTGCATACAACCAAGCGGGGACTTGACGCGGATTTCCACATGGCCGACAGCCCTTGGATCGTCCGCTTGCAAGACTTTGAAAGTCGGTCATTGAACGATAGCCACATTTCATGCATTCGCACAAAACGTGCATGAATCGTCTGTGCTTTGGGCCAAGCCAAAGTACGTCCGGTGAAATAACCATCACATTCCCGAATTGCTTTCCCACCAATTCCGGTTGTGATGATGGCCGTCTGTTGATCGGCACACTCCCCAAGCGTGCTCCAACCCGCGCTTGTTTTGACGCGGTGATCTGGGGTTGCGGTAATTCCAGCGTAAGTGATGACTTTTCGTTTTCCACGGTAAATGACTCCTGAGTGAGACACAAAATCATGTCCATCCCATATTTTATCATCAAGTAATATTTGTTCAATAGCCACCAAACCACGATCAGTCAAAACTCGCATGCCAGATGCAATGCAATCTTTCTTACCTGTATCAGGAGAAGAGCGAAGACCACGGCCCCACATTTGAATTGCTGTCGACAAAGACTTGCGAAGAGGACGGGCATCACAGATACATCCAACGTCAGGCACGTCAAAACCCTTTGCAAGCGCCTCAACGCTGATCAAGACCTTCAAGTACCCTTTTGGCTTTCTGTACTCGTCAAGAAGGTTCTGGCGCTCTTTGGGGGTCGTCTCTGATGTAAACACTGCGGCCATCACGCCTTGGTTAATAAACTGCTTGGCAATTTCTTCGCAGTGCTTGATTGTTGCTCCAAAAACAATCGTCTTTCTGTTGTCTGCAAACTTCATCCATTCTTTGACCACGTCTCCGATGATGTCCATGCCTCGCTCTTCAGCGGCCTTGTCTGTCCATTCACCACCGGCAGTGGCCGCACCACGCATATCGGGCTTTGTGCAAGAAAAGATCCGCATGGGCACCAATACACCTGACTGAGTCAGATCGTGCATTGTGGTGGCGTTAATCAAGTTCGTGAATATCTTCCCAAGGCCAACACTGAATGGCGTAGCGGAAAGCCCAATCACAGCCGCACCACTGCTCATGGCGTACTCAGTCCAGACTTTCATTTGAGTGTGGCATTCATCAACTACCAAAACATCCAACTGTGGCCAATAACCACGTTTGGAAATTGTTTGAGCAGAAGCAATTTGCAGTAACTCGTTTGGTCGGCGGCGCTGATGATTTGCTTGGATTACGCCATGGTCGTTTAAGCCATAACTGTCTGCAGCTTCGGACGTTTGATTGATCAACGTAGTGCGGTCACAGAGGAATACCGCACGTTTTCCCTTTTGCATCGCCTCACGGCAGATCCGCAGGCCAAGATACGTCTTCCCAGCCCCCGTAGGGGCCATGATCAACTGGTTCTTGTGGCCATCACGAAACCCTTTGCGAAGGGCATTGTGAGAGTCAGTTTGAAAAGGTCGGGGGCTTGGAAATCCATCATCACGCTCACTTGGCGCTAGGGTATTGGTCATTTTTTGGCTTTCTTGATTTTGTCGAGTTGTGCCTGAGCACGCTTGGCATCTTTGATGGCTTCATTTTTTTCGGTCATCAGGGATGCAATCCTAATTTCCATTTGGGCATTTTGATAATTCAGACGCTTGATTTCCTCATGCGCCAGCTTCAATGGCTCGTCAGACTCCAACATCTTGTTCATCAACTCCAAGTCAGCCTGTTGGGCCAGATCGTTGGCCTTTAATTCGTCAGCATCTGGGCCAAATTCGGGTTTGATTTCAGGCTCAAGGTGTAATCCGATTACACCCTCTTTGGCCTTTTTCACCGAAGACTCATCACGGTGCTTTTGTTGGCGCTCTTTGACTTCAGGATTACGAACCGAGCCAACGAATGGGGCAGACACTTCGCAAACCTTGGCAATCTCACGGTCACTCTTGTCTTTGGTCAAATTGTGAGCCAAGGCCAGTTGGACGGCATTGCGCTTGTCGTCATTGGTGCGGGGCTTGCCGTGCTTACCGTTGACGCCGAACGAACGAACCTGAGCCTCTTCTTGAGTCCCGGGCTTGTAGATCACTTCAGTCTTTTTCAGGCCCATCAATTTGTACGCATGGTAGCGGTGGAAGCCGTCAACCAGCCAATGAGTCGAACCATCAAACATGGTCTCAAGCAATGGAAATATGTCTCCACTCTTCATGCAGTCGATGTACTGATACACGAGGGTTTGATCGATCACGAGGCGGCTTTGAGTACCACCATCGATGCGGATGTCATTCAAATTTACAGTCTTCATTTTCACTCCAGTTAAATACACAACGCTGTGCTCATTCGAACAGATCCGGGCGCAGTTCCTTTGCGGTCACTGCCTTACGGGTGTCACGTTCAATTCGTTTTGCCAGTGCGGCTGATGGCCTACGCTTACCCGAGATCAACAGCGACAACCAAGTCGGCGTGATCCCAAAGTGCTTGGCAAACTCCATCTTTGCCCCGTAAGGCTCATCTGAGAAATATTTTTTCAGGTTCATAATTTTTTCCTTGCACAAATAGTGTAACAGATTCTTTAATTTCGTGTTATAGTTGTTTCCACGGTCACTTTAACCGGGCACTGTCCACATAGGACGTTTGAAAGGCAATTATGAGTTTTTACGTTGAAAACACAGGAGGCGGTTTTACACCGTGTCCACCCGGCACCCATCTGGCCCGATGCTTCCGAGTCATTGACTTGGGCACTCAAGAGTCCAATTACGACAACATTGCCAAGTCACTTCACAAGATTCAAGTTGAGTGGGAAGTCCATGGCATGGATTCGCATGGTAAGCCATTGTTGATGAAGGATGGCCGGCCATACTCGATCAACAAAGAGTACACCCTGTCGTGGGCACCGTCTGCAAACCTGAGACTTGATCTTCAGTCGTGGCGTGGTAAGCCATTCACCGAAGAGGAAACTCGGCGCTTTGATCTGAAGACCATCTTGAATGTGTGGTGCATGATCAACGTGATCGAAAAGAAGAGCCTGAAGACACAAAAGCCATATGCACAAGTGGCCAGCATCTCTCCAGTCGTTGAGATCATTAAGCGCAATGGCCTTCCAGAGGCCGTGAACAAAAATGAGATCTTCAGCATGGCCGATCCAGACATGGTTGTCTACGAGTCCTTGACAACTTACGTCAAGAACAAAATCAACACCTCTCCTGAGTGGCAGAAATTGCAGGGCAAAGCAGCGCCAGCAAAGCATGAGCCGCCCATGATGGAGTACGAAGATGACGACTCATCAATCCCCTTTTAAGGAGCTACTCATGGACACACTTTTCCCAATAGCTATCATTTTTTGGATTGCAGCCGCTTGGATCACGCACATCGTGGTCTGTCTTCAAACCGCTGCATGGGGTTTTCTAATCGCTGGTGCCATCGTGTTTCCCATCGCATGGATTCATGGAACTGGCGTTTGGTTTGGCATTTTTTAAGGAACATCATGTTTATCTCAAAGCAAGAAAAAGTCGGCATCTTGAGCCGCATCAACACTCTTGAAGCAATGGTCAAATCTTTGTACGAAGAGCGACGAACCAAAAAAGAAAAGGCGCGTGAGTACGCAAAAACTCAATACTTGAAAAAGAAAGAGGCTCAAGGCTGGACACCTGAAAAACGTGCCATTCAGTCAGAAAAGATGAAACAGAGTTGGGCCAACAAAAAAGCAGCAAAGGCGGCAGTATGACCACAATCATCGCCCGATCTGCGGAATCTGTTCACTGGTACAAGCAAGACGGTGGGCCACAGTACACCGTGACCGCAAAGAACGGTGCAGACCGACCTACAACGCTCAGGGACGCACGAACGATGGATCTGGTGCCCTCGGTCACCACGATCTTGAAAGTCGCTGCAAAGCCCGGTTTAGAGCAGTGGAAGCTGGAGCAAATGCTTCTTGCGGCCATGACTCTGCCGATGCGCCCTGATGAGCCTGAAAAGTCATACATCGCCCGTATCGTTGCTGACTCCAAGGAATCAGGAAAGCAAGCCGCAGAGAAGGGCACGCAGATCCATGAGTCCATTGAGGCATGGCTTGACGGTGTGCGTCCTGTTAAGCATGAGGAGATCGCTCGCGCTTTTGAAAAGTCAATCTTTGAGCACTTCATGACACACCCGATTCAGCCATGGCTCACAGAGCGTTCATTCGCAAGTCCTATGGGCTTCGGAGGAAAGGTCGACCTGTACTGCGTGGCTGATGAATACGCGCCCGTCGGGGTCGTGATCGACGCCAAGACAAAAGACTTCGGCCCTGACGACAAGGTGGAGGCATACGACGAGAACCTTCTGCAGTTGGCAGCGTACCGCCACGGGCTTCATTTGCCCCACGCACGCTGTGCAAACGTATTTTGCTCACGTACCCACCCCGGCCTCGTAAAGGTCGTGGAATGGTCTGAGGAAGACCTCGTCAAGGGCTGGGAGATGTTCCAGTGCTTGCTTCGCTTCTGGAAACTCAAAAACGCTTTTGGAGTCTGAAATGGCAAAAACTATTATTGCGGAACGTGAAGAGTGCAGTGTGTATGTCTTTGAAGACATCACGTATGTCCCCCACTACCGTACCCCATCGATGTACGTAAGTCCCGCCTATCACGAAGTTCACCGGCCCAAGCTGTACACGGCAAATGAACTCAAGCTGGGAGGAGCCAAAGAAGAGAAACTGTTCTTGTGGCCCCGTCCAAAACTCTCATCTGAAGCACAAATTTAAAGGAAAAATCATGGCAACCGAACAACGCATCTACAAAGTCACCTCTGGTGCTCAAACATACCTTGTGCAGGCCACAAACCAAGCGCAAGCCCTTCGCCACATCGCCGGCAAGACGTTCAATGTTGAGGTCGCAAAGACCCTTGACGTTGTGCAACTGTTGACCGATGGCATGAAGGTCGAAGTGGCCAAAAACATTCCCGAACAATTCATCTTACCGGAGTGATCATGCTGACCAAAAATGAAATCAAAGACATCTTCATCAACGCCATGCTTGAGGGGGACTACAACTTCCTTGAGGACGACTTGATCAAGCTGGCCAACGCATTCGTTGATGCCGCGGCTCCCAAGATCATCAAGGCAGAACGCGATGAGTGCGTGAAGTTCACCAAGAGCTTGAACCACTTGGTTGGTGAGGCGCTACAGACCAAGCGAGACAGCCTGTAAAAAAAGACCCCCTACCATTACAGCAGGGGGTTCAAAGGGCAACTGCAGCCCTCACGCTAGGAGACAACCAACGTGATCAAGGAAACAAAATGAAAAACTCTGGAATTGGAATGTTTTTATTGATATGGATTGTTGGCGCAATCATCATTGACCTGATTTTTCTGCGTTGATCAAATCATAGATCGATAAGCCAGCAGCAGGCATTTGGGCAATATCACCTGCTCCCATAAGCGGTGGTATTCCTGTTGCTTGAGCCGCAGCACCAAGTGCTCCTAAACCATGTACACCGGCACGTAAATAGTTTTTATTTAAAAAATCCTTGTATGCAGCTTCAGCTTCAATTGGAGCAAATGCAGCACCAGCACCGGGAACAAAACGACCAGCCATTTTTATACCAAATTTTGCCAACCTACTTGGTTCAGTTTGTGCAATCCTACTTTGTATGTCTGCTAATGTTGATTGAGCATTTTGAACACCAGCTTGTTGGGATGGAGTAGTTGGCGCTGTATTTACATGAGCATGATGCGCTTTTAATGCTGCCGCTACTGATTTAGCATTCAATCTAGCATTTTCCAAAGCATTTTCAAGTTGAAGTTGAGTTGCAGCTTTATGCTTTGAAAGATCATGCATCATTTGTTTGCGTTGATGTTCTTCATGTGTTTTTTGCTTGTGCTCTTCAGCAGTAACTGCACCAAGTCTTTCAGCAACAACTTTTTGACCCTCAGACCCAAGCAACAATGGTGATTCGGATACTTGCTGAAATCCCGGTTCAATTCGGTTAATCTTTTGCCATGCTTGTGCTTGAGCAGGAATATTCTGCTGTTGCATTGTTGACATGCTTGCAACCCGTGCCGCCTCTTCAGGCGTTGCACCAAACTTCATAGCATAGGACGCTGTACCTTCTCCACCACGAGGTTGAGGAGTCAATTGAGTAGGAACTGAAGATGGGCCTGCAATGCCCAATCCGGGCGATCTACGGGCTAGTTCCTCATCAACATTCAATGTCTGAGCATGAGCATGTTGCGCATGTGCTCGTTTTAACTCTTCAAGAGCAGCTTCATGTTGTTGTTGAGCCATTGCGTGTTGCGCTTCAAGCAAGTTTGCTTTGGCTTGATGACTTTCTTGATTTCCAACTGCAGCATTATGAGCTTCAACATATGTCCGATGTGCTGGTTCTTCACTGGCGGCTAATGCTGCTCGTTCTTTTTGAACATCATGATATGCATTTGTCCCCATTACCTTTTCTTCTGGTAATGCGGCACGTAAAGCCTTTCCACCAATATACCCTGCAGCACCAAGTGCATACGGTTGCACATCTTCAGGCAAGCCGCTATAGATGCCTTTGGCAATGTCAACACCCGGAATTGAAGACTTGTTTTTATCTTCTTTTTCATGCAATCTCTTTTCGGCATCAAGCAGTTTTGCTTGTGTTGCTTGATAGTCAGAAGAAACAGTATCTTCAGAACCAGCTTGATTTGATTCTGCAGCTAATCTTTTATTTATTTCAGCTTCAATTTGTGCGTCATCCATAAAATTCTCCTTAATTTGCTTCTTTCAAGCGTCTTTGAAGCAGTCCATTCAAAACTTTGACTTCTGGATGTTGCATTTGAATATCATGCAATGGAGACATCGATCCAGCCTTAATCGCTTGTGGATAGTAATCACTCAAAGTTTTGAAAAGTTTTTGGTTGTGCATCAAACGAATGTCGTTTTGCTTAATTGCCCGATGAATTGCAGATGGGCCTTGCTCAATGTGTGTTTCTTGTAACATCCGTTGACCAAACTTTTCAGCACCTTCTTTTTCAGGATCAATGCCACGACTGATCAAGTCGTAGTACACACTTCTTGCAATGCCATTAAGCAATTTATCTTGATAGTCTTGTTGCTCAGGCGTAAGACTTGCATACAAAGCAGGCAATATACCTTCAGCCCGAACATGAACACCATAAGGCCCAACATTGATACCAAGACCTTTTGCCAAACCAGCAGCCAATGGCCCCTTACGTCGAAGCATGTTGGTTGTAGCTACAGCACTATCGGGATCTTTATCCAACATTTCAAGGACTGCTTTATTGGCATCATTTGCTGTTCCAAAACCAACTGAGTCATTGATCTTTTGCAAGCCTTGATACTGCTTTTGTTTTTCACCTTCAAGCAATGCAGCACCAGAATTCAACGAAGCATTGTGTGCAATTTCCGAAGCAGTTACTGGTGTTGCAATTAAATCCTTACGTTCAAAAGAAGGCTTAATTTTAAAACTAGATGTATCAAAAGTAGACTCTTTTGCTTTTTCAGCAGGATATTCACTCTTGAATGCTTCTTGTGCTGCATCACGGCCAGTGGGCTTGGCTTGCATATTGTTGGGATTGATCTGAGCATTGAATTGTCGCATTGCTTCAATACGAGCAACAGGATCAGCCATTTGTTCAATTGCTCTTTTCACATTTTCAATTGCACCGGGTTTGCTCAAATCAAATTTTTCTTTCGGCAATTGATTTTCAATCTTTGTTGTTTCAGTAGTTGGAGTCTCACCAGAAACTGCTGAGGATGGAACATTTGGCGAAGTGGCCATAGTCCCAAGACGAGCACGAAGATTTCTGACGCCTTCTTTGTATTGATCCAAAGTGATGTCACCGACTTCGCGAGCCTTGCCCAACAATTCCATTTCTGTTTTTTGTTGGCCTTGCAACAATTCTTGATTTTTTTGAGCCAAAGACTGTTGTGCCAAAAATGCTTCAACCGCAGGCAATTTAGGAGCACGAGAAGCCCAATCAGCAACTAAATTTCCGGGTGGCATTTGTCCAGCATTTTTAGGATCAGCACGCCATTTTTTGATTTGGCTGGACACATCTACATTCTGGCCCATCAAGGCTTCAGATTGAGCCAATTGGGCACGCATCTGAGCAATAGGAAGGGCTGATGCACGCTGCTGCTCTACGTTCTCTCCAAGAGCCTCTGAGGCTGATCCAAGAGACGCCAAAAAGCCACCCAATTGAGGCTTGGCAAAGCCGGCAGCGACCTTGAACCAGTTTGGCTGCGCATAGCGATTCTCAAGCGCCTTGATCTGGTCTTGCAAAGTCTCGTGATATTTTTGCTGTTGCTCTTCCGTAGATCCATACACAGGGTATTGAGTAGGATCAACTCCAAGACCTGATACTGTTGTTGTTGCCATGATTTATTCCTTATGTAGCTACATCAGTCAATGTTGGTTGAGATGGATAATCTTGATTCACTACAGTGCCACCCGGCCCTGACGGAGTCACATAATTTCCACTTGCATCAATCGTAGATCCATTGTTTAAGGCTGGAGTTGTTCCCCCACCAATAGCATTTTGAATTTGATTCAAAATTGATGTGCCAGACCCACCAGTCAATTGCTGGAATACGCTTGGCCCAGTTCCACCAGTTCCAGTTCCTTGGAACAGACCTGCAGTACCTGCGCCGATGGTTCCCAGTGCCGACAGTGGCGACTGTTCTGCAGTCGTTGTCGTGGTCGTTGGCATGCTGTAGCCCTTGAGAAGCGAAGACAGTGTCGACAGGTTCTGAAGTGGGAACAGTTGTTTGTTCTGACCAATGGTCTGCTGTTGACCGCCCATCGTTGACAGTGCGTTGATGTCTGCAAGGCTCATGTTCTGGCCGGCAGTGCCCAAGGCACCCAAGTTCTGAGCAGAAGTGTTTTGCAACTGACCTTGGTTTGTCGCAGCAGTCGCAGCAGTCGATCCCAATTGACCAAGCAGATTGGCTTGCTGTTGACCCAAATTGCCTGCAGTGCTACCAAGCTGTCCAAGGTTAGCATTTTGTGCGGTGCCAGCCTGCAATGCCTGACCGTATCCAGAGGCCAAAAGCTGTTGAATCTGAGTGTTCAAGTCTTGCTCGGCGTTTGCCGTTACCTGACCTTGAACCTGAGCGCCACGCTGAGATCCGAATTGACCCGAACCAACCGCCGCGGCAGTGGCCTGTGGGGTCAGGTTGTTGCGAATGTTGCGCTGTGCAACGTCAGACATGCTCTGAACCGCCGTATTAATGTACGGGTTCATGTACTGCTGGGCAAGTTCTGCAGGGCTTTGAGTGGCCTGATTCAGGTAAGGCACTGCCGCCTGCAAGCCACCGCTTTGAGAGGCTCCAGCAAGGTAAGGCTGTGCAGCACCAGTAACACTTGTGTTACCAGCCTGTGTTGCCAATTGTTCAGCCTGAGTGATAGGCGCTTGGAACTGACCAACATTCTGGCCAGCCATCTGAAAGGCTTGTTGCTGAAGCGGTTGAGCACCAACGTACTGCGCACCCGTAGTCGGGTCTGTGGCAGATTTACCAGCCGAGGCCAGATTGCTCAGGTAGTCCGTGAAGTACTGCGGGGCCGTTGTGGCTTGCGTCTGTGACGACTGAAGCAAATTTGCCATGATTAACCTTTCGCCATTTTCAGATAATCCAGAGGACTCTTCGCCTTTGGAGGAATTTTCGTGGTGGGCGCTGAACGCTTGTGTGCCCTGATTTTCTCACGCATTTCATTTAAACGCTCAGATCCGACCTTGTTTGATCCACCACCGATTGCAGTGACAAAGCTGGCCGGGAAAACGTACTCACCGTCAGCGATCTTGGCCGGCACTGGAGTGCCACCGGGTTGCTCATGATGGGGCACTTGTTTGCGCATCTTTTCCAGCACCTCGGCGCCAGCCTTGCTCGATCCGTCACCCAGCGAGGCCACGGTGTCAGCGTCCATCACAAAGTCACCGTCATGAAGCATGGCCGGTATGTCATCGGATTGACCAGTCCCACCGCCTTGAGCGTAGTAACCGGTCACCCCAGTGATGAATTCTGGATGGTGGCCCTCTGGAGCCGCTTCAGCGTACTTCTGGGGCAGACCCCCATGAGACATGCGATTGGACAGCCCAGAGGTCTTTAATGGGCCTTGTGAGAGATGCCTGAGAGCGCCAAGTCTTGATTCCTGCTGTTGAGGGGCGACGGACTCCAAAAGCGTTTTTGAAGAGATGTACTTGGGGTTTAAGCTGTCAAGAATCTTTGACGTTTCGTCGCTGATCAAGCCGCCTCCTGCCGCCTGTGTCATTTCGGGCATTGGTGCCTCCGTTGGTGGTGTGACACCTCGATCAGACAGCACGGCCTTCATCTCTGGCGTCAATGAATTAAAAAGTTGATGCAATTCAGCCATTTTTGCCACCGATAATTTTGGAATTGTCGATGTCAGCATCTGAGCCGAAGAGTCCAAAGGCAACACGCCAAATGGATTTATTTTTGATGTTAATTGGGCTAATGACGTCGGGGTAGGAGTCGGGGTTGGGGTAGGGGTTGGTGTTGGTGTCGGGGTAGGACTAGGCGTCGGCGTAGGCGTAGGTGTTGGGGTAGGTGTCGGAGTAGGGGATAAGGTAGGCGTTGGGGTAGGAGTCGTGTCAGTTTGTCCACCAGTAAGAATGTCCGTAATTCCGGTGTAATCTACGTTTGGATCACGAGTGCCATTTACAAGTACAGTGGGTGTTGTGTCAACAATATCATCAGGCACGCACGCATCAAGCGCCTCATCGTAATGTGTGCCGGGCGGGCAAGGATTTTTTGTGCTTCTAACTACAACTGCTTGCGTTGGGTCAGGCGTAGGAGTTGTGTCAGTCTGACCGCCACTAAGAATATCCGTAATTCCGGTGTAATCTATGGGCGTTGTATCAGTCTGTCCACCGCTGAGTATGTCTGGAATACCGGTGTAATCTATGGGCGTTGTTCCTACGGATTCCGCATTGGTTATTCTTGCGGTGGCATCCGCTGGGCTAAGACCCGCATTTTCTAATTGTGTAATAAGTTCCTGTGTACGAGTGTCTACAGCAGCTTGATCGGCTGCTGTGCTTGTTTGCTGAGTATCTACAGTTTTGTTAATTCTATTTTCGCCAAGCTGAGCTATTTCATCAGCGCTCAGGGGACTTGTAGATGTACCTGCTGTGGAAGAACTTGTACTTGCATTTGCTGTAGAAGAATTTGTGGAGGAATTCGATACAACAGAATTTAATGCGCTAATCACAGCTTGTGGATTACCACTGATAACGGCGTTAGCAAGTTTTACATCTTTGGATAGATCGTTGATAGTAAGTCCAGTGTCGCCAATTTGCGTATTACCTGCTCCTGTTATATTGGTTGCATTTGTAATTGCGCTTAACAAATTACCACTGTCTATTGCTTTAACAAGATTTAACCCAGAATTTACTTGCCCAACGGTTATTCCAGTGTCGCCAATGCCAACATTAGCTGCGCCGCCAAAGCCGCCAAGAACAGCGCCTTTAAGCATATTCCCGCCAGTCAATGCCGCAGTGCCTGCGCCTAACGCAGCGCCACCGCCAATAGTCGCAAGAGTCCCAGTGCCAAGTCCCAATGATGAACCTATGCCAGCAGCACCGCCAAACCCCGCCGCTCCACCACTAAGCATTGCAGGGCCGAGAAACTTAACCATGTCAATTGCATTACCCCATCTACCGCCTGTAGGTACAATTGATGTTAACTTTCCATTGGTGTCGTAAATATATACGTTATCTCCAACCTGCTGGCTGTATGAGCCTACATCAGTACCCTGCATAATATCGGATTGAGGACTTGAATTGTCTGCACCTTGCGGAACATAATTTGGGTTTGCAATTAAATTTGCATTTATTTGAAGGCCATTAGCCGTTGTTGGTACAAAATCTTGTTGCCCCATGCTGTCATAACCGCCAATATCTTGCATTCCACCAACGCCCTGCTTCGTATAAGCATTTTGGAGAGCAGCCAAAGTAGCAGCATTAAGATTAGCTTTTGGGTCAACTGCAGCAGGGGCGGGTGTAGGAGCAGGGGCAGGAGCAGCTAAAGCCGGTAAGCCACCAGAAACAACAGGCGCAGCTAAAGCCGGTAAGCCACCAGAAACAACAGGCGCAGCTTTAACAGCGGGGGGGTCTTCTACCCAGACGTCTTGATTCAACCAATCGCTGTATTCATAATGACCTGACATATTTATTCCTTAAACCGCAATCGACATGATGCCGGTCATTTGTGCCGCCCAGTCTTGCCACGTAGCAAAACCACGATGATCAGGAACACCTGATTGGACAAAGTATCCTATCCCATTCATGCCGTCAACCCAATCACGCCACCTGTCTTCAGGGACGTTTCCAAGCTGATTGGCCGCAAACAGTTCTTCCATCAGCTTGTTGTACTGATCCCAAGTCATGTCTCTGGGGTCGTACGAAATCATGGCGATCCATTCCCGCGAACATCGCCAGTGTCTATGTTCAAGATGATTCGGCCCATGAAATAATTGCCGTTTTGCGTGTTGCTTGAGAATCTCAAACGCATCTCACGGCGTTGCTCTTTCAGGTCAATCTTGAGCGTGGTCGGGTCAAACGGATACTCGACTGATGGATCGTCCACATCATCGGCGTATGATTTACCAGTGACGATCAAGTTCATTGCTCCTGACTGAACAAAGTCGGGTTCAACACGCTCAATGCGAGTCCACAAGTTGTCACCAGCCTGCTGAGTTGATCCAACCAAACCGGCGCCAGAGCCAATTACGTTGGTCTCAAAGTACGATTCAATCGCATTGACGTGGTTTGTGTATATCTCGTTGGTGCCAATTTCATGCTGCCACAGAGTATATTGACCAGTGACGTTTTGATCAGTTCCACCCCAAATTGGGCGTCGGAAGACCTCAGAAAATACCCCTGCAGAACGCCGAGCACCCAACGCTTGACCAGCATCGTACCAACATTTCTCACGCACATTGTAAATAATGGCGTCATTGCACTCTGTACTATCCCCAGAAGGGAAAAACCACCAAATCTCACCCCAACGAGGAACCTTGCTCACCCACACCTTTTGGCGCTGTGCATAGTTCAAGTTGTCGAAAAAGTAGTTGTTGTTTTGCGTGTTCGGAACTTCAGCAACAACACCGTTGTACATCAAGAAACGGTCAGTACCGACCCAATAAAACAGGCCATCGTATTCGATTAAACATTGACTGGACATGATCGACGACTGCTGAGTGATCAGGTCGTACTTCCAGTAAAAAGTTGCATTCCCCACAGTGGTAGGTGAGTAGGTCACTCGTACAACTGAGTCCAAAGTCCAAAACAACCCTGCTGGAGACGTTGTACCGCCACGTAAAGGCATTCCCTTGATGACCTTGGTGGACGACACGTTGTTGGCATTTGAGTCTGCAGACGTCCAATTATTGAAGTCGCCGGCAGAGCAGTTTTGAATCAGCCCATTGTTTCCGTACACAAACAAGTACGGGAACAGCATCACAATACCGCCAGAAATGGAGATATTGTTGTCAAACACCAAAGGAACAGTACCCGATGCTGTGGCATTGGCGCTCAATGTCACCGTCCAAACTCCAGCTACCTCTACAGCAGACACCACGGTGGTGTTTATGGGGATTCCAGTACCGGTCACTGTAAGACCTGCGCCAATGGCCGCAATGGTCGTTGCAAAGGTCACAGTGGGCGATCCGCTGGTAGTGGTGCCAGTGGCCGTAAAAACGCCTACAGCGGTCAATGAAAGGCCTGTAAACGGCCCAAATAGTGGCCGAGTATTTACTGTGGACGAAATGTCGTTCAAGTTTTGTCCGGGGTGAACGATCAAGTTGTTCTGACCGTTACCCAGTGCATCGTAGCCAATGTCCATTTGCCACAGAGTTCTTGGATCTGGGTTAAACGTTGTCAAGGATGAGACATACCCTGCAAAGCCAGATCCAGTGCCTCCGATGCTGGCTGAACTGATGGTCACAGCTTCATTGTGGATGTACCCCGTACCGCCTGCCGTAATCACTACGCTGTACACAAGATTGCTGGAAACAGTGACTGTGGCCAATGCACCAGATCCAACTGCAGCATTGATCGGAACGCTTGTGTAGGTGCCGTTTGTGTAAGCCGAACCTTGGTTTGTGATTGTTACATTAGAAATACTTCCAATCGGCTCAACTGATATTGGGCCAAAGCCTATGGCGTCATCGTTGTCGGTCGTCCACTGTTGAAGGCCATCACTGTAACCCGAGATGACGTAGTTGATTCCATTGTCGGAACTCATGATCATTCCGCGGCTGATACCGGCTGCATTTAAGAACGCACCGTTGTAGCCTGCAATCTTGCGGGGCTTGCCATACTGAAAGCGAACCCATTTGCCATCAACATATGTTCCAGAGGCGAACTGAGTTCCATCCCTTTGGATGCCAGCACCGACTTGTAGGACGATGACTTTGCTAGTCATCAGAACGCTCCACCAACAACGCCCACAGGAACAAGTAAACCGGTCGGCGTAAGAGTTGCGCCATTCACACCGTTGACTGAGAAACCAAGCTGATGACTTGCCGCCAAGTACAACCCAGTTGTCGCGTCACCGGAAAAAGACAACGAAGGATTGGCCGCAGATCCATTACCCAAAGTCAATGCATTGATGGTTGAAGAGGTTGATGTCTGTGCGTTGTAGACGTTTGTTCCATCGCAAATTGCAATGATTGTTTGACCTTGAGGAAGAACAACCGTAGTACCGCCAACTGAACTGGTCTTAAACGTCAAAGAAAACGAACCTGTCGTTTTGTTTTGGAACGAATAAAATTGAACTGTTGATGGCAAAACTACTATGCAATTTGATGTCAATGTTCCTTGGTATTCTTGAATGACGTTGGAAGCCTCGGCAGAGGTCAAAGTCACCGTTCCTCCAGTCACATTTTTTACCAACTGGGTAAAGAAAAACTGAGCAGACTGTCCGTAGGCGTAGCTGACCCAATTTGTTCCGTTAGAGACGACCACAAAAGATTCTGCAATTTGCAATTGCGCACCGGACTGGCCATCAATCGTGTTGGTGCCCGACATGGCCACATTTAAGATTCCCGTGCCGTCGTTCTTGATGACCACAAACCAGCCAGCACCGACGTCAACAGCCGAAGGCATATTCACAGTACCAGCGCCGCCAACCCAAACGTAAAGTGAAGACCTGTCCGATGGCAGAAACGTGTACGTTGAAGAAAATGATGTAACTGCAGTTGAAGTGTTAAGCGTGGTGCTCAGAGCAGTTAAGCCAAAACCAGCAAGCGTTGCTGCGTTGGCCGCGGATGTCCCAGCACCAAACTGCACAGTGCCCCAAGTTCCATCAATAGTGGAGTTATTGGTAACATAAATGTATTGAGCAATTCCAGACGATACCGAAACAATCGTGTTCCCATCAGTATCCACTACGGTAAATGCGTATGAGCCGATATTTCGAATCAATGCACTCTGACCTGTCGATACGGACGTTGCAGGTGGCATGTACAACTTCAAATTGGTGTTGACAGTTGCCGTCACCTCAATGATGTTTGCGACAACATCTGTCGTATTACCGTTGATCGGCCAAGCCAATACTGTGTCGGTGGAAATTGTCAGGTTTTCGTAGCCAACCTGCGATGGGCTTATGGTCGATCCTGAATATGGATTGGTGTAACTTGTGCTCATACGGTTTCCTTTTGAGCTTTACGAATTGCCCAAATTGCTTTTAAACGTGCGCTTTGTTCAGCTTTCCATTTTGGATCACTCAAAGCCTTTTTTGCCAACTCGCTTCGTTTTGCTTTTGATTCTGGCGTGTTCAAAGATTCTTTAATTTTTGCAGAATGCTCAGGCGAATGCGCTATGCCTTTTCGACCGCTTGGAACACCCTTTTTGCTACTGGGTTTGCCTTTTTTCAAAACGCTGTTCATTTCGCCAATTGCCTTTTTTAAGTCTGGCCTACTGTCCCATGTTTTTTTATTGGAATCACGTATTTTTTGCTTGTGCTCTTCAGTTTTAGCCATGCCCATGGTTCCATCACCGCCGTCGGTCATGTTGTAACCGTTAGGCATCTTGGTGTTGTGCTCAACAATCAACATGCGCTCAATCATTTTTGCCGACTCAGCATCAAAAGCATCTGCAACATGTGTGAAGACAAAAGCATCGACGCCATATTTTTTGATTGCCCGATGAATGTATTGACCTTCATTGGCGTTGCGATGTCTTTTCCAACGACGCTCCAAATCAGCCGCAATACCAACATATTGCTTGGCATTGACAGTGTTGGTAATGATGTAAATCGCGTACATGATTAAGAGTCCACGGCAACGGCCTGACGGTCGCCAACGCGAGATACATCTTCTGCCTTGAGAGCTTGCATCGCTTCAGTATATTTTTGTTGAAAAATAACTCGCTGATCATTTTTCAAAAATAAAACAGCTTGCAACAGTGTACCGTACAGCATTGCGTTGGGTGCATTTTGAGTCAACCAGTTGGTCTGGTTTGTCGAACTCAAAGGAGAAATTCGCTCGTAGTAAAGCACTTCAAAACTGAAAGCCGTTGACGGTGTCGGCGCAAGATACCAGTGATCCCAATCGGTGTCAGCGTAGTACAACGGTACATCGGTCTTGCTGGCGTCTGTCCAGTAATTCTTCAGGTACTCGTACTTACGAAGAAGGATAGGTTGATAAACACCGTTCACACTGACGTTCATTGATACAGTCTTGCGCCACCGAGCAGGTTTTGCCAAAACTGGATTGGCCGTTGTCATGTTTGCTTCAACAACTTGAAGCTGGCCAAGCGTCTTGATTTCTTGGGCAATTTCAAACTCGGCCAATGAAATGAACGTGGGAATGGCGTTGACGACAGCGACGTCTTTGCGCTCCAAATACTGAAGCACTGTGCTTGTGAGGTCATCATAGGTCATGACCCAGCTTGGAATTGTTGCCATTTCAGTCCTTCATTTTGTTCTATTTTCCCATTGACTGCCCGTTCAGGCAAACAGCCTTGTGCTCTGCTTGTCAATTATCAACGCTTGGTGTCGCGGCTTCATATCTGGGGTGTTGGGGATGCTGATGTGTGTCCATCGGTCAAACTCACGAATTACCTGATCAAACTGCAAGTCAGATGCAATTACAGCCCGGACAACCTCGTCTGGGGTCATGCCGGGGACTCTGATGTCTGCTGCGCAGCCTACCCTATGTTGGCTGGAATCTTTTGATCCAACGGCATCGTTCACCTGTTTTGATCTGAAGGCGCTGTTGACCATAATGGGCTTACTACCTAGTAACCCCTTGACCTGCTCTAAAAACGCCGCCAATCGCCCCAAATTGGCCTTCTCGGCATCGTTTGGAGTGTTGTCAAGCTCACGGTGATCCGTGTGGGTCAATTCTTCAAGAGAAAAGTGTTCTGTGAGGTTCATTGCGTTGGTGTAGAGTTGTGAAGCATTGAGTCTTTGGCCTGTGAACCAGAAGATGAGCCAAAATAGAAAGACAGCACCAACATAAGCGCACCATCCAGCGTGCCCAGCACCCGAGCAATCAACTCGCGCATCGTACCGTCAATAATGTGAGTCAGCAGGAACCACTGGATCGTCGCCCAAGCAATAACAATCAGCACTGCTAGAGTAGGCGGCACATTGCTCTGCGTTGTGATCTGCATATCCCGAGCAGACTTGCGGTCAGCCACGGCCAGTTGCTCAAAGTTCAAACCAAGCTCTTGAGCTTTGGCTTTAATCTGGATTTCGGCAAGCTGCACAGAAGCAATTTGGTCAGCAGTCAGCTTTCCCG